CCAGCGCCTTGCGGCGTTCCGCATCGATGCGGTTCTTGTAGGCGATCACATCCTGGTAACGCACGCGGCGATGGGTGCCGATCTTGTGGAACGGGATGTCACCTTTCTCCAGCAACTGGACAAGGAAAGGCCGGGAGACGTTGAGCACGTCGGCGGCTTCCTGCGTCGTCAGCTCCGCATGGATCGGAATGATGGATACGGCGTTGCCCTGGCCGATCTCGGTCAGCACATCAAGCAGCAGGCGCAGGGCCGACGTCGGGATCGACACGGTGTGCACTGCGCCCTGGTCGTCATGGAAGTCGATCTGCTGGGTATCAGCACGGGTCTTGAGGACGGTCGACAGCGCCCGGCCGGACTCTCGGGCCAGGGCAATGTCTTCGGCAGAAGGCAGGGTTTTGGGGATGGCGGGAGCGTTCATAAGGGGTCTCCTCGTCGGGTCAAGGTACGCATTGAAGCCATTATAAACGAAATAACCGAAATCGCAATATCCGAAACAGAGGCGAAGATTCAATATAGATCAACAACTTACAAGAATTGCCGCACGGATCATGCGACGGCTGCTTGCCAGTCAAAGCCAAAAACGGACATGCGCAAGCCCAAGACATGGAGGAATTGAATAGGAACTCCCAAACAAAAGGAGTTCCACCATGCAAAAACACCCTGCACCTGTTCAATCCGCGCGGACCTTCTTTCCGCCGCTGCCAGAGGGTGAGCCACTGCTCGCGCTCAACGAGTTCGAACTCGCCGCCCGCTGGCGTCTGTCCGTCCACACCTTGCGTCGGTGGCGTCAAGACCAGCTGGGCCCGATCTTCTGCAAGGTCGGCTCGCGCGTCACCTACCTGATCTCCGAGATCGAGGCCTTCGAGCGGCGTGTTGCGCGCTACTCGACCTTCGCCCGTGCGTATCAGTGAGGAGGACGGCCATGAGCGATCTGACTATCTTCCCCGCCGACATCGCCGAGATGTCCGTCAGCCAACTGGCCGCACTGCCGCCCGAGCAGAAGCGCGAGATCGACAAAAACCTCGACGCGGCTATCGACTGGCTCAAGAAGGCGCGCACCAAGTTCGATGCGGCGCTCGACGCCGCCTACGGGGAGCAGGCCCGCGCCGCGCTGCGCGAATCCGGCCGCGATTTCGGCACCGCCCACATCAGCGATGGCCCGCTGCGGCTCAAGTTCGAGTTGCCCAAGAAGGTCAGCTGGAACCAGCAGCAATTGACCGAAATCGCCGAACGCATCGTGGCGTCAGGCGAGAAAGTCGAGGGCTACCTCGACATCAAGTTGTCCGTCTCCGAATCCCGCTTCACGAACTGGCCGCCTGCCTTGCAGCAGCAGTTCGCTGCCGCTCGCACCGTGGATTCCGGCAAGCCGTCTTTCACTCTTTCCCTTGATTCGGAGTAATGGCCATGAGTGCAATCATTCCCTTCCAGTTTGAAGCGCACGCTGTGCGCGTTCAGGTCGACGACGCGGGCCAGCCGTGGTTCAACGCCGCCGACGTCTGCGCAGCTTTGGAACTGTCGAATCCGCGCGATGCTCTCGCCAAACACGTCGATTCGGATGATGTCGCAAAACGCGACGTCATCGACAACCTTGGACGCAACCAGCGCGCCAACCACGTCAACGAGTCGGGCCTCTACGCCCTGATCCTCGGCAGCACGAAGGATGCCGCCAAGCGCTTCAAGCGCTGGGTCACCCACGAGGTATTGCCCGCGATCCGCAAGACCGGCAGCTATACCGCTCCCGCTGCGCTGGGGGCCTTGCCTGCACCGACCCATGACCGTGTATCCGCGATTCTGCTGATCGGCGAGGCTGTGGCGAAGGTGCCGGGCGTCAAGCCGGGCATCGCAGCGGCGGCAACGCTCACCTGCATTCAGGAGAACACGGGCATCACCACCGAGGTGTTGCGCCGCGCACTGCCGTCGGCCAATGAGCCGATCTGCGCGCTCAACGCCACCCAGCTCGGAAAATTGCTCAACCGCTCGGCCAAGGCCACGAACCAGTCACTGGCGTCACACGGCTTCCAGTTCCGCAATGACCGTGACGAATGGGAGCTGACCGAGGCCGGTGAACCCAAACCGGCGTCCCTGTCTGACGTCGATGCCCCCACCGCAGAAGAAGGCCGACCGATTCCCGTCGTGTTCGGCACCGTGCTACTGCGTGGCTCCAACGTCGTCTGGTACGGCGATCTGGAAGCCGACCCGATCAAGAAGAAAGGTGGCAAGAAATGACCACTCAGACCGTCATCACCATCGATCACGTGCGCGCCGTGGGCCTGTGCGTGAACGGCACGCGCACTTGGTTTGCGCGTCACGATCTGGATTTCCGGGCCTTCCTGCGCGATGGCTGTGACGCCGAAACCTTGCTGGCCACCAGCGATGCAATGGCAAAACGTGTGGTCGAACACGCCCGCAATCAATCCAGCCAGCAGGAGCAAGACTGATGGGTGGCAGCAGCAAGAAGCAAACCGTCGGCTATCGCTACCGGATGGGGCTACATCTGGCCTTGTGCCAGGGACCCGTCGATGCCGTGCAGGAGATTCAGATGGGCGACCGTACCGCGTGGGGTGATGCCGACCGTGCGCCGCTGTCCAGCGGGCATGGCCTGACCAGCCTCTCGATCAACAAGCCCACGCTGTTTGGCGGCGACGAGCGCGAAGGCGGCGTGGTCGGAACCGTCGATGTGCTTTCTGGTCATGCCGGACAAGGACGCAACGACTACCTGATGAGTCGCCTCGGCAGTTCCATTCCGGCATTTCGGGGCGTGCTGTCCTTGGTGGCACGCAAGATCCTTTTCGCGGCCAACAACCCTTACATCAAGCCATGGGCGGTACGGGTGCGTCGCTTCACGGCGGGTTGGTTCGATGCTCCGTGGATGGAGTGGAACGCTGAAGTCCGCACCTGGGATGAGGACGAAGGCCATGAGATCAGCGTCGGAATGAACCCGGCACACATCCTGGTGCAGTGCCTCACCGATCCGCATTGGGGTATGGGCTATCCGCAGAGCACCATCGGTTGGAGTTTCTGGAACGCAGCGTGGGCCCTGTCGAGCGAGGGCTTCGGCCTCAATCTGATCTGGACGCGCCAGCAGCCCATCGAGAGCTTCATCGGCCAGGTCATCGACCACATTGGCGGCATCCTCTACACCGACCCGGAGCAAGGCACGTTTGAGCTCAAGCTGCTGCGCGACGACTATTGGATCGACAGCCTGCCGCAGTTGGGGCCTGACGAAATTGTGCGGCTGGAACGCTTCGAGCGCGCCCAGTGGGGCGAGCTGCCCAACGAATTAACGGTGGTCTACACCGACTGGCAGACCGGCGGTGATGCTGCCGTCACGGTCGAGAACCTGGCCGCCATCCAGTTGCAAGGCGGCGTGATCAATCAACGCCGCGACTACCCGGGCGTTAACTACGGGCCACTGGCCGCGCGGCTGGCCTTGCGTGACCTGCGTGCCTTGGGTTCACCACTGGCCCGGATGAGTCTGACAGTGGCACGCGACACGCTGGAACGTGCGCCATTGCCGGGTGACGTGTTCCTGCTGAACTGGCCGCGCTTGGGTGTGGATCAGATGGTGGTGCGCGTCACCGGCATCGACACCGGCACCTTGGGCGCGGCCGAGTGGCGCATCGAAGCCATGGAAGATGTGTTCGGGATGAGCAACACCGTGCTGTCGCCCCCGCCACCGCACGTCGAAGAGCCGACCATCGAACCTTTGCCGCCCGCCGTGGTGCTGGCCGTCGAGGTGCCGTATTGGGAACTGGCCCGGCGCTTGTCGCGCGCAGATCTGGCCTACCTGACCGACACGGACACCTATCTCGGTGCGCTGGCCGCCGCCGGTGGCAGCGGGCAGTTGAATTGGCAACTGGCTACCGGCGCGTCCGGCGGCGACCTCACTGCCGTGGTGGGCGAAGACTACGCACCACTGCTGACGCTTGATGCAGCCTTGACTGCCAGCGAGGTCGATGCCATCGGCATGCCGGTGACGGCCATCAGCCAGCCGGAGAGACTGGCCGAGGGCGACTACGCCTATCTGGTGGATGCCAGTGGGGCGATTGCAGAGGCAGTTGCCATCCTAGCCTTCGATGCCGCCGACGCGACCATCGATCTCGCACGCGGTGTGCTCGACACCACACCCCAAGCACATGCCTTGGGGAGTCGGCTGATCGGTGTCGGCGAATGGCTGGCATCGGAAGGTGCCGAACGCGCCCCGGGCGAATCGATGTTTGTGGGCGCGATTCCTCGCACATCGACCGATCAGGGCGATCCTGTGTTGGCCGCCAATGGGCAGCCGATGGTGCTGGCTGGTCGGCAGGCTTTGCCGTATCCACCCGGTCGTATCCGCCTCAATGGCCAGACTGAGCCTGCCGTTGTGGCCGGTGATCTCAACGTCGCGTGGGCACATCGCGACCGCACTCAGCAGACCGCCTAGTTGACGTAGCCGGCGGTGACACCCTCGTCCCACAGCGCAGGGTCGACATAGCCGCGTGCCGCGCGGGAAAGAAACGCCTGTGGGATGCTGAGATTGAGTTGCAGACGGCCAGCGTCGAAGTCCACCGCAGCCTGGTCCAGCAGGTGAGGTAGATCGAGGCAAGCCTCGCTGTTGACGTCCAGCGGCGGCGTGATGGCACTGAGGTTGACGCCGAAATCCTGCAGCATCTTGGCCGTCAGGCACGGCCGCAGCTTGGCGTTGTCGCCATCCTGGTAGAAATCGATGTCTCGACGGCCGACCAGATTGCCGTTGACCTCCACCTCCACACGATAGGTGCCTGGTGGCACGCTGCTGCCCGAGCTCAGCACGGCGCTCAGGTCGGCCGGGCGCCCTTGGCCGTGCAGGAAGCTCGTGTTGTAGGCCAGCAGCGTAGGATCGATCTGCGCAACCAGCGTCTCGCCCTCGGCGGCGCGCGCGCTGTTCATCATCGCCAGACACACAGCCAGATACAGCGGCGTCGCGCTCGGGCGTGCAGCAATTGCTTTTCCGTGGGTCTTTCTGGAGAACGCTTTGGGAGTCCGGCATCTAGACAT